ATGACAATCAAACATTTACACCAGTCTGAGCTGGCTAGCAGATGGTGCGTATCAATGCGCACTCTTGAACGCTGGCGTTGGCTAGGACGTGGCCCCAAATATCTTAAAATTGGTGGCCGCGTTGTTTACCGTCTTGAAGATATAGAATCTTATGAAGCAGAACAGATGCGCAGTAGCACATCTGAAATCAGCATACCAGCCAATATGGCGGGAGGTGTGCAATGAGAAATATATCTTTAGATGAAATGATGCGTATGCCAATTGGCGATATCGCAAAATTAAATTCAGCAGAACTATACTCTCTTCTAAATGAAGCAACACACATGCTGGCACACGCTAAAAAAGTGCGCCAGTGGGTGGAAGCTGCTATTGCCATGAAGTATGCCGAGCAGATACGCGCCAAGCGCCAGCGCATGGAAAAGGATACCGGTGTTATCCATATCGAGGATAACGGCTACCGCCTTACCACAGATGTTGCCAAGAAAACTGAGTGGGATCAGGAAAAGCTGGAGCAGATCGTTGCCGCTATTCATAAGGAAGGTGACAACCCTCTTGAATATGTGGATGTCACTTACAAAGTGCTTGAGCGCAAATATACTGCATGGCCTGAATCAATCCGCAAAATATTTGAACCTGCCAGGACAATAAAAACGGGCAATCCTTCTTATGCACTCGCCCCTATTGATAAGGAGGCTGCATAATGTCAGGACTTCCTATTATCAGCGCAGATATGCGTATGGCGGAAAAGCGCGGCATTAAGGGCTGCATTTTCGGAAGCAGCGGTATTGGTAAAACTCCATTGCTATGGACGCTGGATCCAAAATCCACATTGTTCTTCGATATGGAGGCTGGTGATCTTGCTATTGAGGGGTGGGAGGGTGATACTCTCCGACCCCGTACATGGCAGGAATGCAGGGATTTTGCTGTATTCATCGGTGGCCCTAACCCGTCACTCCGTGATAACCAGCCATTCAGTCAGGCACACTATAATGCTGTCTGTGAAAAGCTTGGTGATCCTAAAGCGCTAAATAAATATGAAACCATATTTATCGATTCCATAACAGTGGCAGGTAGGCTTTGCTTCCAGTGGTGTAAAGGCCAGCCTCAAGCAATTTCAGAAAAGACCGGCAAAGAAGATTTGCGCAGTGCGTACGGCCTGCATGGTCAGGAAATGATTGGCTGGTTGACTCACCTGCAGCACACAAGAGAAAGCAATATCTGGTTCGTAGGAATTCTCGATGAGGATATCGATGAGTTCAAGCGCCGGATTTTTGTGCCACAAATCGAGGGGAGTAAAGTCGGCAGAGAACTTCCTGGCATTATCGACCAGGTTATCACTATGGCAGCAGTACAGGCTGTTGATGGCACTTCCTATAGAGCGTTTGTTTGCACCAAGTTTAACCGCTTTGGCTATCCCGCCAAAGATCGTGGTGGCCGCCTTGAAGAAATTGAGGAGCCGCATCTTGGTCGTCTTATGGAAAAACTCAAGAAGCCAGTAAAGCCTGCATCACAGCGCCTTGTTTATGGCTTGCCAAAAGAGTTGGAAGCGCAACCACAACCACAGCCGCAGCCCGAACCACAGCAAGAGATGCATCCTGATTCTGCTGTCAATACCGATATCAATAACCAACAAACCCCAGGAGAACCATCATGAATATGAATAGTTGGAGTGATTTTAATAGCGCCGAAGATCAGGCAAATTTTGATCTGATACCACCTAACACTTTAGTAAAAGTGCGCATGACCATTAAACCTGGCGGATTTGATGATCCCAGCCAGGGATGGGTTGGCGGCTATGCCACACGCAATAATGATACTGGTGCCATATTCCTCAATGCCGAATTTGTAGTGCTGGCAGGTGCTTATGTAAAGCGCAAGATGTGGAATAATATTGGCTTATATAGCGAAAAGAATGAGAACCGCTGGGGAAAAATGGGGCGTTCCTTTATCCGTGGCATATTAAATTCTTCGCGCGGAATTATGCCCAAAGATGAATCCCCTAATGCACAGGTGGCAAGACGCATCAATGGTTTTGCCGATCTTGACGGTATTGAGTTTGTCGGAAAAATCAGCATGGGCAAGGATAAATATGGCGCTGCTAAAAATGAAATCCAGCATGCCATAACTCCTGACAACAAAGAATATGCTGCCGTTATGGGCGCTGTAGCTGGAGTTGCTGCCCCGCTGCCGGCTACAGCCCCGCCAGCATATAATCCTCCTGCACAACAACAGGCAAGTGTAACTGGCAAACCCTCATGGGCGCAATAGGAGAAATATATGCTGCTGCGCCCACGTCAGAAAACTTTTGTAGAAAACAGCGTTACCGCTTTGCATGAGCATGGCAATACCCTTGGTGTTGCTCCAACAGGCAGTGGCAAGACGGTAATGCTGTCTGCGGTAACCGGTGAGATATTGAAAAATACCAGCAGGGCTTGCATCCTTGCGCACCGCGATGAGCTTACAGCGCAAAACTCCAAGAAGTTCCGCAGGTTTAATCCTGACATAAGCACTTCTATTTTTGACGCTACTACAAAATCATGGGATGGGGATACAACTTTTGCAATGGTGCAAACCCTGTCCCGTGATAGCAACCTTTCCCTCATTCCAAAACTTGACCTGCTGGTTATAGATGAAGCCCACCATGCTATTGCGGATGGCTACCAGAAGATTGTCAGGCGTACTTTAGATATAAATCCCAAATGTTTTATTTTTGTGGTAACAGCCACGCCGATGCGCGGTGATAAGAAGGGCCTCAGACCAATATTTTCAAATGTTGCCGACCAAATAACTTTAGAAGAAATGATCCGCTCCGGTCACTTGGTGCCACCACGCACTTTTGTTGTGGATGTTGGTGTGCAGGAAGAGCTTCGGCATGTGCGCACAGTGGCTAGTGATTTTGACATGGGTGAAGTCGATAAAATCATGAATAAACGTCCTGTTACCGATGCAGTGGTAAAACACTGGAAGGAACAGGCAGGCAACCGGAAAACTATTATTTTCTGTTCTACTGTGGACCATGCACGGAATGTCTGCGATGCATTCAATAATGCAGGTGTAAGTGCCGTACTTGTTTATGGTGAGATGTCTAAAAGTGAGCGTGAAGCTGCTCTTGCATCATACGAACATGGCGACACGCAAGTTGTTGTAAATGTTGCTGTGCTTACAGAAGGCTATGATTATACGCCAACTTCCTGCGTGATATTGCTCCGGCCTTCTTCTTACCGCTCTACAATGATTCAAATGGTGGGGCGTGGCCTGCGTACGGTCGATCCTGCTGAATTCCCAGGTGTTATCAAAACAGATTGCATCGTTTTAGATTTTGGCACGTCTTCCATCATTCATGGCAGGCTGGAGCAGGATATCAGCCTTGAGCCTAAGAAAACAGAAAAGGATGCGCCTAAAAAGGAATGCCCTGAATGCAGTGCAAAAGTTCCGGCAAATGCAAGAGAGTGTTCACTTTGCGGCTTTGAATGGCCAAAAGAAAGATCTGGTGGCGCTGGTGATAATGACAGCGATGAATTATCCGATTTTATCATGTCGGAAATTGACCTCTTAAAACGCTCCTCATTCAAATGGTGTGATTTATTCAGCGATGATGCAGCCCTTATCGCACAAGGGTTTAATGCCTGGGGCGGAATATTTTTCCTTGAGGGCAGATGGTACGCTGTTGGCGGCGGCCAGCACCTTGCCACAACATTACTTGCTATTGGTGAGCGGACAATATGCCTGGCTAGCGCGGATGACTGGCTTAACACTTATGAATCATCCGACAGTGCTCATAAAACAAGGCGCTGGCTTGCAGAGCCTGCCACTTACAAGCAAATCAAGTACCTGCCGGAGCACATGAAAAATGACCATAGCCTGACACGCTACCAGGCATCGGCACTGCTGACTTTCAGGTTCAACAAACAATCAATTCATAACGTGGTATTTCGCGCAAAGGGGGCAGCATGAGATGTGCTGTGTGCTTAAGGGACGATCACGGTTTTGGCTATGTGCCACCACCACTGAAGATTGGCAGCACTGCAGGGCAAAAACACTGCAAAAAATTCTGCTCGAAGCGATGCCAGGACATTTACGTGCATATCAAACAAATTGGAGCAACTACAATGATTGATCCTACCATACATGAAAAAGCCGCAATGCAGGCGGCGCTCAAGCCCCTTGGTGAATATGTCGCATCCATAGGCATGCACCGTGGCTTGGCCAATTATACTAAGTGCGAAATCCTCATGCTGGTTGAAGTAACGGTCACGGCCTATCACGACCATTTACGTGCCGCAGTTGCAGAAGAATTTGAAGTGGGGATGCCAGTATGATGGATTTTAACCACAGCAACAAATTTCATGACCGCTTGAATAAGCTGGTTGATGATGCACTTCTTGAGGAACGCAAAAAGCAAGCACCGCGTAATTACCTTGGCGCGTCCCGCCTTGGTGTGGAGTGCAGCCGCGCTATCCAATATGAATTTTTAAATGTTCCAAAAGATGAGGGCAAAGATTTTGATGGCCAGCTCTTACGCATCTTTGATACCGGACACATATTTGAAGAACTTTCTATAAAATGGCTCCGGCTAAGC